TCCTGTTTGAAAATGAGTTGCTAATTGACCTGTTACATTACCACCATTACCAAAAGTAGATATAGCATAATGTTCATTTGTTGGGTTTTTAGTAGTAGGATTTATTCTTCTGCTTGAAGGTGTTTGATAATCAGGAGTTGATCCATCACCTATTTGCTTAACAAAACCTAAGCTGTCAATACCATCTAGTTTTTCAGAGTCGGCAGCCTTAGCGTTAGATGCAAGGTAACCTCCTTTAGCGTGGTCACCCCATCCATATGCAGTAACTCCGTTAGCAACATCCGTTGTAGAAAAGTTATCTGTTGTGTGAACTTGTGCCCAGTCTTCTTGCCAAGTACCACTTCTTTTATTTCTTATATGAAGCTCTCTTTGATGAAAGTCTTCAAACATCTGAACTGCCCAATCTGATGAATCCCAATACTTAGTGGTTAGTATACCATCTGATGCTCCAACTGGATCATCTGATGCACCACTTACATCCCATATATGAATACCTGATTGTTTTACAGTATCACCATTTGCATTTAATCTAGGGTTTAATTTTAAATATCTACCATCATGGTTGTGACTTGAAGGATCAAATGTAGTAGGTTTGTCTTCTATTTCACTCCAAGTAGGTTTATGACCTTCAGAATATAAGGCATTGCCATTATGTTTTAAAAGACTGCTTGCATTTGTAGCAAAAGCAATACCATCATTAGAATCGTTCTGTGAACTAATAACTAAAACTGAACCACCGTGACCACCAGTGTTTTCAGTGTGACTTATATAAGCTCTATCTGAAAAATCTGTTGTGCCTTCTTTATCAAAGCCGGTGAAATCAATCATTCTACCTTGATTAGCCGTTGTAACGTCACCTGTTAAAAGTATATTACCTTTTATACTAAGGTCACCGGTCATAGTATCTCCTGTAACATTTACATAATCAGCATCGTGATTATGAGATCCAGATGCAAAACCTTGACTACCTACCCATGTTTGTGTTGCTAAATTATCACCTGCGGATTTTGGTAATGCTTGAAAGTTTACACTTCCACTATAATCCCAAGTCCAAGGGTCTAATGTTTGACCACCAGAATAATTACTTAATAAAAATAAACTCTGAAACTGAAAATAATCATGAGATGCATCAGTCCAATCAATATCAATCTCAACACGCATCTCGTTTTTACCATCATGTAAAGAACTAGTTGTGTGCACATTCATACCACGTTGGAAATTGGAATAAGTCCATCTGGTCTTTTCATTCCAATTAGTTCCGTCAAACGTTTCTATTTTAACATCACATGTATGATCTTTTGTGTCTGACCAAGAACCTTGCAAAACAAACAAAGCTGTTGTTGGCCATCCACTACTTCTATTTATAACAAATCTAAAACGCTTGTTTGCGTGTTGTAAACTAAAACCAGTTTCTTCTCTACCATCAAATAAAACATCTAAACTTTGACTCCAAGCTTCCCAAGCAGTTCCATTCCAAAATTCAACGTCTTTATAGCTTCTAAATCTAAAAGTATCAAAAACACTATTTTCAGTAAATAAACGTAAATAGTTTGCTTGATTATAAGAATCATAAAACTGCTGTCCATCAGAAAATGAATGATACTTGTGACCTAAATATTCATAACGTCCATCTAAGTCTACTGTTTGATTTGTATTACCTGTTACAGTAAGAGTTAGTTTACCATTACTAGTACTAAAGCTAGCACCTGATAAATAATGATTTGTATCTGTATTTGTATCTGTAGAAGTTATTGTTACTTTACCTCCAGCACCGTAGCTAAGTGAAACATTTGTTCCTCCAATAAGGTCTAATGTTCCTCCAGACTGTACGGAAGTACGTTGTACACCGTTAGTCTTTAAATTCCATGATGTATAGTTATCATATACAAGACTATCTATGTAAGACCAAATTCCCCCACTTTTAACTAAAGCACCACTATTTTGTGTAGGTACACTATTAACAATAGGCCCTATATTAACTTGACCCGTTTCTGTATCAGTTGATGTACTTATAGAAACACCATCACCACCTACAGACTGTATAGGAGCTATATCTAATATGCTGTCATTAATATAAGTCCATATAGTTCCACTAGTAACTAATGCTGTACCCGTTTCTGTAATTGTATTATTAAAAATAGGAGTTACAACAACCTCACCTGTATCAAGATCTGTGATTGTACTAATTGTTGTACCGTTACCCCTAACTGCTTGAACATATCTACCATCAAGGTCAATTGTAACATCTGCAGAACCAGTTACTGTTGCAGTTAAAACACCAGTACCTGTATCAAAAGATAAACCGGAAAGAAACTTATTGCTTCCTGTTGATTGTGTTGCCCATGTTAATTGACCTGAACCATCAGTTACTAAAACTTGACCGTTGGTTCCATCTGTCATGGGGAAATAAAATTCCCCATGTTTTAGATGTGATAGTGATTTGATCATAATTAATTATTATAAATTTATTTTAGCATACTGCTATAATACATACTTCAAGCATTCCTGCAGGTATCATATCTGTTTGTATAACTACCTTCATTTTATCTACTTGTATTATACTGGTATGAACTACTTCTTTTATATCTGCTACTTCTACTTGACCAAATACAGGTTCTTTTGGTTGAGTTATCATCCACACTTGAACAATAATATGCTCACAGTTAAGACCATGCTCTACCGGAAGTCCTTCTTTAACAAATTCTTCAGCTTGATATTGTTTAACAAATCTTTTAGCGGCTTGTCTATTTGCAACTAAATCACTAGCTGCTTTAGGAGTTACTGCTCTTTCAGTATCAGTACCTGCAATTGCTTCAGCACTTGTTGCTAATTCAACAACACCTAATTGATCTACGCTGGTAGTATCAACAGTTAAAGCTACAACAGAACCTTCACCCGATCCAGAACCATTCAATGCACCACTTGTACTAAGTGTTGCTACATAGTCTCCTGTTGTATCTGTACCTAGGGCAACAGAGTCAGGAGCTACACCAGATGCAACAACAGTTGCCGTAAGAGTTACATCCGCACTACCATCAATTTCTACAGAACCAGTAGCATCTCCTGCTAAAGTAATTGTTCTTGCTGTAGTCCATTTATTAGCATCAGCTGCAGTTCCATCTAAATCACCAATGAATGCATTAGCACGTACGTCATAACTAGCACCAAAGTCCCATCTATCACCTGCTTCATCCCAAAGTAAGAATACATTGTCTGATGTACCTCTTTGAATTTCAATACCCGCATTTTCAGTAGGAGCTCCAGTTTCTTCTGCATTTAATTTAATAATAGCATCTCCTATGTTTACTTCATTAGCATCTTTAGTAAGTAAAGTACCAGCAACAGTTAAGTTACCAGGAATAGAAACAGTTGTTGTTCCTCCACCAATTGTAAGTATTTTTGCACCAATAGAAGCTGCAATAGAAGCATCTGCTGCAGTAAAGTCTAATCCAGTTAAACCAGCTATAGAAGTTGACGTACCACCAAGAGCTACCGTAGTAGATCCATATGTTACACTACTATTTTTTAGTTTTCCATTCTCTATACTAAGAGCATCAATACCTAAAGTAATGGTACCACTAGTAGTAATAGGAGAACCACTCACACTAATTCCATCATTACCTGTAACTTCTACAGACGTTACACCTGTAAAATTGTTAAATGGTAAATCTGATAATTTATAACTTCTAGCTTCAGCAGCTGTTTTATCTTCTCCTTCAACAAAACTTGAAAGTAGTACATCAAATTCCGGAGTAACTTTTACCTTACCAGCACCACCGGCTAATACAACGTTATCTCCTTCTTCATAATCTACATCTACAGTTACAGAACCACCCAATGCTACTGCACCACCAGTTGTTAAACCGTCACCAGCCGTAATAGTAACACTACTATTTGCAAGTGAACTATTAGGTATACTTGAAAGGCCTAACTTAATAGTCCCTGAAGTTGTAATTGGTGAACCTGAATCTACATCAATACCGTCTGAACCTTCAATTGTTACAGAAGTAACTGTACCTAAATTATCTGTAAACGGTAATGCAGCTACATCATAATACTTTACATCATCATTTGTATCAGATACTGCAATATGCATTGCTGTACTAACATCTCCGGTACCTGCACCAGCAGCTAAAATAAAGTTATCTGCACCAGCATAATCTACATCCACTGTTACTGAACCGGAAGTACCACCCCCAGTTAAACCTGTACCAGCTACTACTCCTGTAATATCACCTGCTGCACTGACCCATGCAGCACCATCCCACACCTCAAGAGCTTTATCTGTTGAGTTGTATATAATTTGTCCTGCACCTGGAGATGCAGGTTTTGACGTTGCAGCTACATTATGAACTACAGCATTCTGCAATTCATATCCCTGCATGTCAATGTTCAACGTCTCTAAATGAGACAAATACTTAATTGCCATAATTGTTTTTTTTTATTTATTAATTAGTTGTTTACTCTATGTTAAATAAGCTCTTCCAGAAACTGCAACGTCAAAGGTAACAAGCATATTATTTTTATCTATATTAGTTATTTCTCCTTGTATATCTGTACCATCTAATAACTCAAGTCTTACATTTGGATACTTATCTAAATTGTGTTCTATTTCCCATGTTATAGAATCTTCTGGTTGTGTAAATACATAATCATCATCTTTCTGACTATCAATTCTTGAAGTTAATTCTTGAATAGATTTTAATATATTATCCAATACACTTGTGTCAGGACAATATGTTACAGGAGCACATGAAGCTGTTTTAGCACTTGATGTACTAGGAGCTTCTTGATAAGGTGTACTCTTCAAAAATCCTTTTGATTCAACAGCAGTGTCATTACATGTCTGTTCACATGTAGCTTTTTCTTGCCAATCACATAACTCTTTATTTATAGTGGCTGCTTCCTCATCTATAATACAACAAGGATTCATCCCAAACCTAAGAGATACAAAGTTTTTGTACACTGCAGTTGCAAATTTTCTTTCTATTTCAATTTTTTTGATCAGTGTATTATCCATTTTATTATTTTTTTACAGTACTTTTTAAATCTGCTTCATAAGAAGTCTTACATGTTTTATGTACTGTTGCTCCATCTTTAGCCCGTGTTTTTTGACAACCGCACGTAAATGGTTTTTTACATTTTACACAATTCATAGTTTGGTTTATTTATATTTAACAACCTGCAGTTTTGCAAGATATTTTCTGTAATCTTTTTTTAGCATAGTCATATAATGAAATACCTTCTTGTGGGCTATTGCAATATTCTACTTTAGCTACAGCTGCATCTATAAGAGTTCTTATATATTTCATTTCATCTATTAGTTCTTTTCTTTCACTATGTGGCTCACAGTCTTTTACATCAATATGACATAGAGTTTCATAGTATAAAGTAAGTAAGCTAGTAACTCTTAAGTGATTATATTCAACATATACTTTCTCAACAGGAGCTACACTATATCTTATTACATAAATACCATCTCTGAGGTTAGTCCTTACTGTTCCACAATTTTCTGTTTGAACTGCAAGTTGACATGCATTTAAATGTAAATTGAAGTCTGGATCAACTTCTATTAATACGGGTACATTATACCCAGGGGATGTTATAAGTAGTTCACTGCAATCTATATCTAAATTAGAAGAGTATTGACTAGTGTCACGGACACTAAATATCTCTCTATTAGATACTGTAGGAACTTCTAAACTTAATATATGCTTATCAGCCATAATGAATAAATTTTATAAATACTATACTACATAGATAATATACAAAAAATCAAGGAGATTTGAAAATAAAAAAGGTGAAGGATTTCTCCCTCACCTTTTGTTTATAATAGATTTTTTATTTTAACCTATTCTTATGGATTAGTTTGTTGATCAATAGCAGTTTCTCTTACTAGTGGATTACCAGATTGATTAGCTGCATCAACTAAAGCATCAAGTAAACCTTCCACTGCAGCTTGAGTTGCCGTATCATCACATTTTACAAACACCTCATATACATATTGATCATTATCAAATACACTTGTTGCATTGTTCAAACGTGGAATGCTGTGTTGTACATAATAAGTCTTGTATAGAGCAGAACGATCTACTGCAGAAATTACTTCTTCAGAACCTTCAATCTCACGCATACGTATTGCATCTACATTTCCTTGGTGGAATGGTGCTTGTCCGTAAGATTCAGTTAATAGAATATTTCTAAGTACACCTTCTCCAGAAGTTTGTTGCATTGTACCTGCTGTACTTGTTACAGTACCACAGTCATTACATGGATTTCCTGTTTCATCTAGCATTGAAGCTACTAATTGAACTGGTTCTTTTCCGTGATAATCACGTGTATCAAAAGAACAGTCTCCAAACTTAGTATCTACATAAGCACCTTGAAAACTAATTGCTGCAGTTACTTCGTCACCTACTGGATCTGTTGATGGAGTATAAGTTCCATCTACTATTTCAGCAAATGTATATGATGTAGCTACACCAGCTACTGTTACTACAATTCCACCTTCTTTAATGAATGGAGCAACAATAGGATCTGCAATTATCATTCTACCAATTTTTGCTAACGCTACTGCTGGATCAAGAAATTCTTGTCCTTCAATACAACATAAACCTGGATCACTACCTTCTCCGATAGAATCTCCAATAGCATATGCATTACGGTTTAAGAAACGTAAAGCTGGTGCACCTTTTACGTCTAAACGTAACATTAGGTTTTCACCACATGGATGACATTTTGATCCTACTGCAACTGTTACACTTGCTGGAGTTGCATTAATACATTCTGATTCCCAGATTCTTGTTAAATACTTAGGATTGATTCCTTTTGATTTAACTGATTCTGCATAACCACCATGATTGCCGTTTCCACCAATAGTGTCACTTGCGTGTAAAGATCCTTGTACTAAGTAAGCCAAACCAGGTACTGCTAAAGCACCAGTGTTTGCTTTCCAAGTTTTTCCATCAACTAGTGCAAGTTGTCCTGCAGCTAAGTCTTGGGTTTTTGTTCCATTAGCAGCACTTGCGTCAACTGCTAAAAAGCTTTTATAAAAAGCATGATTAAAATAAGCCATTGTTTTTCAATTTTAAATTATAAATAAAGTTATTGTACGTTTGTACATATATAATATACAAATATTTTTTCATATAAGCAATTAGCTAAGGAATAATAGTTTATACTTAGCTGAATTAATTTCATCTTTTATTAAATCTAGATTACTTACTATTTCAGAATGAGGCATACAGTATTGTAATTCATCTATCTGAGATGTAAGCATTCTCATATAATCTAAAGCACCATCTACATTTGTTAAAGTTGCAGGTGCTTTATCTGGATACATTAATATTACTTCACAAGCACCTTGATATCCTTCTGCTATAGTATCTACTAAATCAGGTAATGAATCATATAATTCATTTAATGCTTTATGTTGTGCAAAAGAACCATCACCTGTTACTTGTAAATGTAATTTATGAAAGCTTGTACGTGCATTCATTATTTCAACAACTAATGATGCTGTCTTTGCATCTACTTCTTTCATTTCATTAGATCTAGTACCCATAACTTTTTTGGTTGATGGTCTAGATAGTTTACCCGTAGCTTTGGCTTTTAAAGGTCTTTTATACGTATCCATTAATTATTTCTTTCTGCTGTTTGTTGATTAGTTTGATACTGATTAAAGTTTTCTATGTCACCTGCAATTAAAGATGCAGTTTCATCTATTAATACTTCTACTATATCATCTTTAAACTCAGATTCAACTTGAGTTCCAGTTGCAGTACCATCAAATGGATTTTGACAACCTAGTATTTCTATACGTCTTGGTTGTCTATAGTAAGTTAAATCAACATCTGTAATAGTAAAATCTCTTCTATATACTCTTATATCATTACCTATCCAAGTACAGAATGTTTCTCCCCATTCATAATCTGGTCTTTTTAAAGGATCTCTTAAAATTAAATCTACATTAGCTTCTTCTGCTAAGTAAACTGTCATTGATCTAGGATCAGGACAACAATCACTTGTAGCAAAAGCAGATATCCTTTTAAATTCCATATAGTTATCTGGTATAGCTGTTGATTCAAAATAATCATTTGTAGAAAAACCAGGTAAGTTTACCTCTGTTAAAAGTATTTGAAGATCATCTATTCTTCTCTTAGACATCTCATCACCTTCACGGTACATATTATTACCGTGAAGCTGACGTCTTACCCATTCAACTTGAGCTTTATTAAATGCCTCTACAATTTGCCAACATTCAATGTTATCAAAATCATTGCTAGAAAGCTTATTAAGCCTTTGTTTTATTTTAATTTGTAGAGTTGAGTTATTCATTATATGTTAAGTTATGAGTTCCAATAAGGTTCTACTTTAGATAGTAAACTTAACAATGTATCTTCATTACCTGGATCTTTAAGATATTCAATTACTTCACCAGATCTTTTACCTAGTTTTTCTGAACTATCCATTGACTCAATCCAACCTGAAGATTTAGGAACTAAGAATCTGTAGTACATAGCATCTTTTACTAATGCTCTGATTTTAAGATCTTCCATAGAACTATTAGATGCTTCTAAAAATTGCTTAGATGCTCTTTTTCTATTTCCTTCTGTTCCTTCACCGTTAATGTACATATCCATATTTTCGTACATTATGTCATTTGGTGTAGACTTTGTGTATTGAACACTTTCTAAATCTACACACTTTGCAACATACATCAACTTAGTTGTATCAGTATCATACATATTTTGTAAAGCAACTAAAGCTTTATTTCTCAGCTTAGTATACTCTGTTCTTTCACTAATGGTTTCTTCTAGTTGGTCTAAATAAAACTTTGGTGGATTTACAGCTTTCTTAGCTTCTTTCAATGATTTACCTACCATTGAAAATCCACCTGCATTTATAGCATATATCTTTATAAGATCATATGGATCTTTTACAGGATCTAAGAATACTGGATCATTACCACATCTTAGGCTTATTCTTGACCAGAACTTATCATTGTCTGGTTTTAATAATGTTACTTTATTCCAAAAATCTTTATCTTCAAGATCTATGACATTAGACGCTAATTCAGCTTCTAATTGAGCAACTACTTTTCTTATCTCTTTTACTTTTACTTCTTTATCTCCTGGAGGTAACATCTTTACATCTGGTGCAAATTCATTTAGTCCAGTAACATATCTTTTAACTCCATTTAGTTCTAGACATGCTAAAGATTCTTCATGCCATACTCCTTCATGAAGTGCCATACCATATTGTTCAAGCCCCATGTTTTGTCTGCTTGGGTTAAAGTACGGTCTTACAGCAATAGCATTATTTTTGCCAAGCTGATATTTTTCTACAATAGTGTAATCACTCATTTTTTTGGTTTTTAAAAATTAATAATGTTTGTTTTCAACTCAAAAGTAGATATTTATCTACAATTATTATTAATATTTCTAAAGCCAGGATTTACCTGACTATAGTTATTTGAGGAGAATAACACTTAACTCACATTAAAAATAAAAAAAGGAGGAAGTTTTACCCACCTCCTTTTTAGTTATTAAGTATATATTAGAATGAACCTCCTGTTACAGGATTTCTCATTACAATTTTTAATACTTTGGTTGGATCCTTCACCCAGATAGCTGGCATGGTTTGAGTCATATAAACTCTATAACCATTAAAGTTACCTGTAGAAGCAAAACCTTGAGTTCTTCCCATGTAGTCCATAGTACCATTTTGGTAGAACCACTTAAGTTGATTATCCCAAGATAACTTCAATAAGTGAATGTTATCATTTCCATTTTCTGTCACATCAAAGATAATGAAGCTATAAGAGCTTAAAGGACGTCCATCAATTAATGGATTCTCTACATCATTTGTGTGAAGATTATCAAATGCAGGGTTAAGTACAAACTTAACGTTAGCAAGGAAAGGAATAGTAAAGCTTGTGTAAGCAAAACCGAAATCTAAATCCATTCCTGAACCTTTTACTGCACCAATATCACTAGCGTTTTGAACTAATCCAGAACCATATACTTCATCAGCAATAGCTTTGTTGATTAATTGCATTCCACCAATACCTGTTTGTACAACAAGTTGTCTACTTGGGTCTGGCCCTTTGAACTCAACTTTACCTTGATAGAAGTTGTATAGCTCAGACTTGAACATATCAAGTGAGAAAGCAGACTTGTTATATACTCTTTTGAAAGAGTTATCTAACTGAGACCAAAGACCTACAGATAATCTAATATCATCTGGTCCATCTTGTTTTACTTTTCCACCTTTACCCCACATTAGGTAAGTTTCAATATCATTTGCAATCTTGCTCAAGTGAGCAGCTTCCATGTTTGTAACGAAAGTTCTAGACAAACGTCCATCTTCAAATGCTTCTCTAGCACCTGCTTTTCCCATTCCAGCTACCAACTCATCAATTGATGATACAGAAGGATTGTTTGGATCTTGGTCAAAGTTTCTCCAGATCTCTGTTACAGGTACAGTACCATCAGCATTCAAACCACCTTTAATCATAAGATCAGCACGGCTAGAAATAGAATAGTGTACATGTGCCTCAGCTCCACCAACAAAGTTGTAGAACTCACGGAATCCAGAACCAGTTTCAATATCAGAGAATCTTTCACCATATTCACCTCTTGCAGAACCTTTTCTAAAGAATTTAGTTCCTGGAGCTAAGTATGCGTTATCTAATGATGCTGCACTGTTATTGTTTACAAGTTGTACAGTGTAGATGTATCCATCACCTGCAGGGATAATATCATCTGCAGTAATGTACAATTCTAAACCGTTGTACTTGTCATAAGTAATGATATCACCATGACCAAAGCTTCTTTTTGAAACTTTAATCTTGAATGTAGTACCATCTACACCTTTTGTGTCATTTGCTGGCTCAATGTCAGCTACAACAAAAGGTAAATCTTGAGCGATTGGAGTTTGCCATTTATACTCCCCACGCGCGTTGTCTACCATGATTGTGTTCTTTCCACCAAAAGAAGCCATTTGATACAAAGGCATTTCTACCTTTTGGGTCATTGCCCAAAGATCAACTGGTCCCATATCCATAGGCTCAGAAGATCCAAGCATTTGGGTTAGGTGATAAGAATCAACATGAGAGCTCGCTTTGTAAGCAGTATCTCTTAGGAAAATTCCATTGTTTAATACAGGAGTTGCCATAATTGTTAATTGTTATTTAAGTTAATTATTAATTGTTATTTATTCTTGTTACTAAAATCTTTTAAATATGTTGTTACTTCTAGGTAACTTTTTCTTGGTAGACTTTTTTCTACCTTCTGTCTCACGCTCTTGTACTCCAAGAGATGATCCTCCACTATTGCTTTGTTCAGTCTTTAACTTTCTTACTGTGCTTTCTACACTCTTCTGTGCACCCTTCTCCATTATTCTGGTCTTATAACCATCTGGATCTGATAGTAACCATAGAGCTTCAGAAATCAATGTATAGTTTGGTTCAACAAACTGATACTTCTCAAGCAAATGACCTAACAAGTTCGTATTTCTTCCACTTACTGAAGGATAATTTGGTTGAACTAATCCGTTGTATAGCATAGACTGTGTCTTTCTATCAACTTTTAATTCTCCTAAGCTACCTTCTTTAAGAGTATTATATACGTTCTCCATATATTGCTTTGAAGCTTGTTCTTGCTGTGCCTTGCGCATTTCCTGCTCTTCAAGTTTTTTAGCTAAAACTTTTTCTTGCATCTTATCCAATTTAGGTTTAAACTTTGAAGCTTGACTTTCAAGCTTACCTAAATCTTTCCAGATTTCAATTTCTTCTGCAATCTCTTCAGCATCACCATATCCTGTAGCTTGTAGGTAATCTCTGATTATTACTTCTTGATCACTTTCTTTTTTAACATCTAAGCTCTTTTTTTCTTCAGCTTGTGCTAGAGTTGAAAATAATCCTTTTAAATCAGTACCACCATCAGCCACATAACGTGCTGCTATTTGGAGTTCTTGCGGCAAACTTTCAAAGAACTGTTTTGGAGTTTCTCTTCTAACTTGGTTTGCCTTTTCTTCCAAGTTAGCTTCTATTAATTCCTCCCAATCTTTAGCAGAATAATCATCAAAAGATTTGTCATCATCAAAAGGAACAATTTTATCATCTTTTATAAGCTTGTTAAATACATCACCTATTCCAGAAATTTTCTTTCTTCCTCTTTTAACTTTCTTATCTTCTACTTCATCTGCTTCATCTACTTCTAATGCATCAAATATATCATCTGCATCTTCTGTAGTTTTAGCATCATCTGCTTTTTTTTCTTCTGTATCTACTTCAGCTGATGCTTCTGTTTCAACTTCTTTTGTTACTTCTTTTTCTTCTTCTATTTCAGTAAAAGAAAAATCTGCTTCTTTAGTTGGTTTACTAAATACTGACTTAGGTTTGCTTTCTTCTGGTACTGTTACACTATCTGCTCCAGCGGCTCCGTCAAAAAGGCTATCTAAATCAATGTTTTCTTGAGTAACTTTACTCTCTACTGTTTTAGTATCTGTTGCCATTTTATTGTTGGTTTTTGTAATTGTTAATTCTTACATATACAATATACAAACATTTTTACAAATAAACTTAAGAAATGCATACAACATAAATCATTTTGTGCAGTATATAGCTATCTATATTTTTTCTTCTTAATTAAGCTTATTTTTTTGGTTTGTTATCCTTCTTATTGGACTTAACATCATATTTATTTTTATTCTCTCTTGCAATTTGTAATTGCTTATCTGCAATTTCTCTTTGAGTAGAAAGCTTTTCTCTATCAATGTTTAATTTATCTGTAGTAAATGAGTTTTTAACTGAGGCTTGTTCTCTCTTAAAGTTCATTTCCTCACGTTTTTCATTATTCCTCCTAATATCTTTCATGCTATCCTGGAAGTCAGATACTTGATTTTGATTTATATCACTTTGTGCACCATATCCAGCAGATCTAATCTCAGCAACTTGGAGTTTGTTTTGACGTTCTTTGTCATTTTCACTTATCTCCATTTGTATTTTTGCTTGAGCCTCTTCTGCTTGAGCTTTTAATTGTTGCTCTTGCATTTGTCTCTGTTGCTGCATTTCTTGTTCTCTTTGTGATTGAGTTTTCATTTCAGCTTCCTTCAAGATATCAGATACTTCAGCAATAGACTCAGCTTTAATAATATTACCTAAGTCATAAATACTAGCACCACTTGTGTTATTTTGTATTGCAAGTTGTTTTAATTGATCCAGTATAGATCTATGATTTGTTTTAGTTGTTGCAAAAACATTAAAGTCTCTCAATAAAAGATCAGTACCGTTTATTTGAAAGTTTACTTTTTCTGCCTCAGAGCTTATATAAGAGAGTCTAACGCTTGGGTTAGTACTATAGTAGTGTTGAGCTAGATCTGTTCTCATTTGATGTACTCTAGGCATTAGGTGATCTGAATGCTGTGTAAAGTAGACTTCAGTTTGAGCATATGATTGATTCATTGCTTGTGTAACACCTGTTGCTGTTTGTTGAGCTATAGGAGCACCCAGTCTTTGTGGATTAATACCTATTGCATCAAATGCTTGTTGTTTAAAATAATTAGCTAATTGAATACGTGACATTAATCTACCAGTCTGCTCCATGTTAAGAGTTTGGTAATGATTAAAGTTTGTAGCATTTTCTGTATTAGTAATTGAAGTATCTAAAGGTAGCATTTGGAAATCTTTCATTGCTACATAGGCTTTTGCATAATTGCCCTTACCCCAATCTTCACCCATAGAATGACGTGGTAAAGCATTTTGATCAAACATAATAACAGTACCTAGTTCATCTACTAGTATATCTGCTATTTGATTATTAACCATATTATAACCTACTTGATAAGCTTTCATTAAATCAACCAATGAAGTAGATCTTGTATTTCTATCAGAGAATACTCTCCCTTCTACAGGTAGTTTACATCCATATAATGAACTATCACCTTTAAACTGAAATGGTATTCTACCGGGTTTCTTTCTGTTAATACCTAAATAAATAGGATTCATATCTTTTGATGAATCAGCTTTCCAAAAACCTGGGAAATTAGCACCAATTTTGACACCACCCCAAACTTCATTAATCCAAATCCAATCTATATGCTCTCCCTGTACTAAAGTATTTTTGCTTTTGTTTTTAAATATAGTAGAATCATATATTGGTTTTTCTGTAACTTTAAATGTTTCATCAATGATCTCTTGCATTACTTGACCATCTTCTGTTATCTTAGTTAAATGACCAACTTTACGTTGTGTTTTCCAATACGTAGTTGTAACCCTCATTAAAGATCCCTCACCCCAGTTAGGTAAATCATCTCCTTCATTTAAAATAGAACCTATTATATCACCACCACTTGTTGAGTTGCTAGCCCAGTTACTCATAAACTGTCTGTAGCCTAAACTAGGAGCGTTTGTATTCCACTCGTGAGATTTAGTAGCATCATAATAAGTACCATCATTTTGATATCCGGATACTTGGTATTTAGCTGATTTAGCAGGATATATTTTTTGTAAGGATGTTAATTGCTTTTCATCCATTAAGTAACCATACTTATCTATCACATCTGCAATAGTCATTAAATCAACTTTACCTGCATAGTTAGATTGAGATATATATCTTGCATCTGGTGACTTCTGATAAAATGTTAATACCGGATTCCATAACTCTACATCATAGTCATCTTCCATCATTCTAAAATGCCAGAATTCTCTATCTGTAATAAGCATGTCTCTAAAAGCTCTTTCTTCCAGTTCTTGCATATTAAATCTCTCAGTATCAACATTCAATTGATGAGTGGCCCATTCTTCTACTAATGATCTATAATCCTTTGTAAAAAAATCTTGTATCTCTGGTAATGATTTTAATGCTTCAGGGTTCATTTTTTTCTGAGCTTCTTCTGATTCAGGATCCATTCCCATTTGAATCATGTTCATCATCATTTTGTTTGAAGCATCTCTTAAAAGATTTTCTTCAATCATAGCTCTTTTCTGCTCAAGCATTTCATTATAAGAAAGATCATCAACAGCTCTGAATTGCACTCTGCTTAATCTTTTAGAAAATTCTCCAGATAGTACGTTTATAACGTTTGGAATAATAGGATAAAATTTTAATTCCAGTGCTGACTCATCTTCTTGAGTAAGTGTATCTAGTAAATCTTTATATTCATTGTCATCTTCAACTATATAGTCTGTTTTATCTATAATTCCTTTAGCAAGCTTATAGTTTTTCAATAATTTTCTAGCATTCTGTTTTAGAAACTGCATACCTTGCACTTCTAACCAATCTAAATTCCAAGCAGCCCAATCATCATCTTTCTTTTTAGCCGGCAAGAATTGTATAGGTTGTGTCAAACTAGAAGAAGCACCGGAGCCTGATTCAGCTTTAGCACCATTCTTCAATTGCATTGCGTTATATACTTTCATATTTATCTAAAATTTTTATAGGCAGATCTTTTGATCTTTTTCCCGCCAATACTAGTTTTTCCCCTTGCTAAATTTTTAAACGGACTATACTTTAATTTATACAAATTTTTTGAATTTACCAAAGAATTGTCTGATTCACTTTCTCTTCTTTTCAAATAACCACGGTTTGATTGTTGAATTCTTACAAAAGCAACTAATGCTCCAAAAGCAACCAACCTATCCACGTTTAAACCAGGGTAGTAAGCAAGCATTTCTTTTAAAAGCATAGGATCTGGTATTCTTTCAATACCTAATGTTGTTGAAATGGTGTTTCCATCTTGGTCTGTTTCTTCATCTATTTCTTCTCTTAAGAATTCTATAGCATAAGATATTAAATGACTCTTGAATAAAGTACCTGTATTTTTCCATCCGTATTCTTGATATACAGTTCTGTTAGAACCTAGATCTTTCAGAAAAAGAATTTGTTGTTTTGGCACAAGGTATTTTTGTTTTTTCTTAGCAATCATGTGCTGAATAAAAAGAGATATGTTATTCTCAACAAGAGTCCATGCGTTAAACCATTCAATAATTAATTCTAACTGACCATGTGTTTTATTTATATCATCATATCTACCACACCAAGCAGCTACAATCTTATCTTTTTCTATAAAATGTTCTAAGCCAGCCTGAGTTTCTCTAGAAACTTCCATTGCATTCTTATAAACAAAGATACTACATAAGGAATCAGATGTTGTTGTTTTACCTTCTGACACGGGGTCAATAGAAGCATAGTAGGTTCCAAATTGTGGATTTGCAATAGGTCTTTCCCAAACAACTAAACAACCTGTTTTATCTTGTGCTTTTTTATTAGCAGGAAATTCTGATATAGGTAGCTTATTAGATCTTTTAGCTTCTATACCATCTTGTGTTCTTTCTAACTCAATGTGTTCATATGCATATTCTTTATCTTCAATTTTCTTCATTTGCTTTGAAATGATACCTTGAGGGAATATAGATTCTTTTCTATAAGCAAATGCTTCTGCTATGTTAGTTGGTTTTTGAGATATACGTAACTGATATTGTTCTGGATTTAAATCAGACTTCCATTTTTTTCTTTCTAATCTTATTGCATTAAGTGCTTCCTCTATTTTAGAGTTACCGTATGCATCAATATAAGGCGGCATAGACCACTGTTCTGGAATAAACAGACCTGCCATATTAATTGTACCATCAGCGTCCATTAGATTTGTTTCTACAGCATATATATCATTTGCTTTAGGATTGAGTATCATTTCCTTTAATGGCTCACATTGATCCAAATCACCAACAGAACCTGCTGCTATAAACATACCCGTTGTAACCATACCTGAAGACATTGCAGGACGCAAGTACTCATAGGTCTGCATCATCTTTGGTGCTATACCTGCTTCTTCATGAAAAAAGTAACTTGTTGGTCCACCTACACCAGTTGTTGCATTTTTTTCAAATGAGGCACCTTGTATTTTAGATTTTAAACCTCTAGATGTTTTTCTATTACCTACTTTGACTTCTATCTGCTGTTGCCATAGTAAAACCTTTTCTGGATTACTGGGCCTATACCACGCAGTGTGCTCATTTAAAAATGTTTTATACTCATCTAAAAACTTCCAGGAACCTTTATCATTTATGTAATCTTTTAGTGATGCACCAATCTTACAAGTACTACCTTCTTCAAACCAGTATGTATTAATTATTTTTCCCATGTGAAAATAGGAAGAAGCAATTTGACGTTTTTTTAGTATTGCTGAGTGTTGATAGTTAAGTTCAGCTAACAGTTCATATAATGCCATATGATATTGAGCATCTCTTACTTTAGCAAAACCATACTTTTTTTCTTCTTTGTCATATATAGGTAAAAAGTTTAACCACATATAATAATCTCTTGTTAAATACCAAGTGTAAGGACCTTCTTTATAGATGACCCCTACACGGCATTTATCTTTTTGATCATTCCAATATGTTATAAAGTCTTTTGATCTGAAAGGAGCTGAACAATAAAAACCATCTTTGTTGAAGTTTCTGGCTTCTTTGTTAAACAGTAAAGCTGATTTAGTAAAGTTATATAGACCGGGTTCTTTAAATATAGATTCTATAAATTCATTAAATGAATCTCTAGTTTCAAATTTAGTCACTGTCCAGTTACCATTTTCAAACGTTGGGACTTCTTTAAACATTACTCTATTTCTTTAATTATAGCAAACACGTCTCCTGCATTAATTAATAAATGTTTTGATCCATTGTGTTCTACCTCTTGAGGAACAGAATATTCTGCATATTGCACTAAATCATCTACAACAATTTCTTGTACTTCTGCACCAACTCCAACAACAAAACCTTTGTATTCTTTCTCTAATGCAGAATCAGGAATTATTATATTAGTACCTGGTACAGTTCTAACTGCCTCCTTTGGTCTTATTAGAACTTTTTTTCCAACTGGTACAATCTTTGTTTTTTTCATCTTTATTATTTTTTGGTTTTAATATTAAGGGTTCATCCCAATAACAGAATACCCATTCTTGTTTACTACTCATTTTATAATTGATCATATGCTAATCCAGCACCACCTCTAACGGAACTTTCTTGTTCTTGTTTCATATCACTAAACGCTCCTTTATAAGATTGTCTAATTTGCTCAAACTTGGCAGCAGCATTAATCATAGAATTCATATTACCATCTCTTCCATGTTCAATTGGTGTTACTTCCATGTATCTAGCCAATCTATCAAGCATAGCTTTTATACCTACATAAGCTCTATAGGTAGGTGTCTCATACATTTTTTTACACATATCAATTGAGTATCTAATTTTAGAATCTTCAGGTGACTCTTCCAAACCTATCTCTTCAATTATTATATCTTCTTTCTCATGTTCTGGTAAATTAAAGAAAGGATTTAAATCTGGATTTGGACAAGTCATATAAAATAAATATTGATATATACTCATATAACTATCAGGATACTGCTCCATTAAATCTTTTAAGAAATTTAAAGTATAACAGTGTTCTGTTGGAATTACTTTTCCATTTTGTACATCAAATAATCTAACTATCATGGTTCTTCAGTTTTAGGTTCTTCCAGTAATGCTTTAATATCTGCATAAGTTCCTTTAACATCCATTTCTGAAAAAAAGGCAGCTACTACGGGACCTGGCCCACCTGAGAATTGTAAAGGACCACCTGCTAAATATAAAGTTGTAACATTATCATTAAAATTTATATTAGATTCATTTTTTTTCATGTATGCTATAATAAAGTTAGTTTCTATAGTAACTAATACTTCACTGTATGCTATTAAACCTTTATTTGAATTTTGTATTAATCTTGTTAATTCTATCTTTGCCATTATTTCTTATTGTCTTTAAACCACATTATAAGATTCCTTACTTCATCTTTTAAGTATGGTAATTTATACATTTTAACTTCTTGTATCACAGGTTCTCCATTGACTTTTTCATTTATTGGATAACCATTTTTATCTGTACCAACTTGTTTAAATTTAACATGCTGTACCACTAGATCACCTATCTTCAGTTTAGGGTTGTGCTTTTTAATAATATACGCATAAATACTGAGTTGTAAGTTATAATGATTCAAATTACAATCATCTAAATGATTAACAGGGTTATAAAGTTTAGATGTAATACCCTCCCAATTAGTAAAACCTTTTTCTTTTATTTCCTTGTTTGTTTTGTAATCTGTTATATTTATATAGCCATTTACAACCTCAACTAAATCAGCTTGACCACAAAGACCAACTGATTTTAAATATACTAAATGTTCAGGATATACACCTTCTTCAATTTTCTGGACTGGTGCAATTTTAATTCCGTCATCATTAATAATAGGCTTAATGATAGGGACTTCTACTCCATGTCTTCCTATTGTTTTAAGATCTAACATATCTGATTCACGTTGATTATGATACCAGTTACCTAAGCCTATAGCTCTATCTGTTTCATTGCTCCAAGCAAGAAGTATTTCTTTTTCAGTCATACCATACCACTTGGATCTTTTATTTTTAGCAGATTTTTTTGCTTGTCCTTTAGCATCAAACTTAGGTTTAAATTTTCCTATAAATGATGTGACACTTGTCCAATTTATTTTGTCTTGGTCAGAGCTTTCATAAACATGCCCTTCTTCTTTAAATATAATAGCCATAATTATAGTGTTGTTGTAGTGTACCACCACAAACCTTCTGTGTTAGCTTCTACAGTTATTGTTTCTTCTTTGTATATGTAATTAATCTTCATCTGTTATATCAGTTAAAAGTTCTTCTTGATCTTCTGTAATTAATGCTTCCCACTTATCTTGAGGACAGCTAGAAGATAAAGACCTTGTTTTAAATTTTAAACTACAACCACAGTCAGAACAGCACGGTTGTGTACCAGGAGCAAAACAGTTAACTCCTTGATTATCAAGTTCTTTGCAATTTTTACAAATATTAAATCTTTCTTTTGCTACTTTTTCTACTTCTTCTTTTGTAAAAATAGTATTCAATACACCTTCAGTAATCTTATCAAAACTTCTAAGTGCGTTTATTAGATTTTTTATTTTCATTTCTTTTTTGCTTAAACTCTTTTTTTTCTTTCTCTAAACCTTCTATTAACTCTTTAGCATTTTGTAGCATATCTAATTTTTCTACAACACCTATATGTTTTTCATAACCTTTATATGTGTTTTTAACTAAATTACCTAAGATGCTTTTATTCTTCTTAATTGTTTTATTAAGTATTTTTTTTCTTAAATGAAAAGTACCTAATCCATATACTGTAATACTTGGATATGTTATATTAGATAAATTTTTTCTAAGCTTAGCATAATAAAAAGTTATAAAGTCTTCCACCACTTCTGGATGAACACCTACTTCTTCTGCTATTCCTTTTTTGAATTCTTTATGACTCTTGGGTCTCAATACCTAAAATTTTATAATCCAATAAAACAGGACCGGTTATTTGTACATTCATATCTTTATTTAAAAAAATCTTCTTTCTATTTTTCCCGTCTTTAGTTACAAGGTTCTTTTTGCTTGCTTTTGTTATTGCATTACGTGCTGACTGGGCACTTTTAAAAATACCCAAATCAGTCACGTCATTGCAAAATAAAGTAAGCTCTACTTTTTCAGTTTTAGCTAACTCAGCTAAACACTTTAGATCAGAATTACTAATCTGAATATTATTAAAAAAACAGTATGTAACTATTTGATACTTTATTGTAGTATCTATGTTTACTTTTGCTTTTTGATCAACTTTATTTACTATTGCCATATTATAAACTTAAAAGCATATCAATTAAACTTGGATGAGGATATGCATCAAACTTATCCTTTCTCACATTAGTATGCGTTAATAATCCTTTTATTTTACCGTAGTATGCATCTTCTTGGAATTCAAATGCTTTATAAGGTCCAACTTTTTTAATCCACTGTACAAGACCTTCTCTTAAATCAATGTTATCTCTTTCACCCACATACCTTAACCATTTTTCTAACTCAATAATTTGTTTGTCTGTATAGTTGTGCCATGTAGTAAATCCTTTAAAAGGTTCTTCCAAAGTACATATTTGTGATTCAAGTGCTCGGCTTCCTTGATATGCTTTACCATTTTTTAAGTAACCAAAATTGTTAATCTCTATTCCAACTGAATGACGGTTCATAAAACCTGATCCAGTTTTACCTAAGTGCCAACCTTGACATCCTTCTGGAAATGCTTGTACCATAACACCATCATACTCATCATCACCGTTTGTAATCTTTTGACCACCTAATACAAATTCCGTTGCTACTCGGCCACGTGTATCTCTACCCCAATGATCAATTGTTTTATAAGGGTTATTCCAACCTGCTGTATGATGAATAAAAATATAGTCATTAGATATATTTCCTTTTACATACTCACCTTTTGGTAAGAAGTATCTATGTATAATTTGACCATAGTTTGTTGTAAAGTGTTGCCCTCTGATGTCTGTATCCTCATCAATTGCTTCTTTCTCTGGACCTCTACTTAGTAATAATGTCCAGGTATCATTCCCAACTACACCATCTGGATGTAAGCCTGCACCTAATTGAAACCTTACTACGTATTTTTTTGTAGTAGGACCAAAGTCTCCGTCTGCTTTCACACCTAATAGGCGTTGTAGTTTCTTTACGGCTTCTCCTTTTGAGCCAAGACTTATCATTTCCATTATGTGCGTTTTAGTTTTCTACGAGATTCTTCTTGCTCCATAGCAACTTTGAAGTCTGCTTCTGCACCTTCTTCATCTGTGCTATTGGTTTCATCTGCACCGTATGCTTGAGCTAAAAACATTTGTGCTTGCACACGTTCTGCTCTTGCCTTCTCAACATCCCTTAATAGTTCTTCATACTCTTTCTGAACTTTAAGATGCTTAATGTTTTCTTTGTAGAAATTAGTAATCTCTAATCTACGTGCTTGTAGTTCCTCCTTTGAAAGTTGAACTTCTTCTTGATTTTCCTTTGACATTTTATTTGGTTTTAAATGTTATTCCAACAAATATAACCAAAAAGTTTAAATAAAAGAAGTTTAACGCACTTATTTATAATTGGATTTTTAATCCTACGTGTAAATAGTTTAGATTACGATTTATTTGAAGAACGCCTGCGGTTGCCCACAACCTCTTATATATTTTAAGATCTGCGCCTACTCTACCCATAATTAAAGTTGGGTTATGATTCAACCTGTAAGCTGGACCACCATACAGTCTAGATCTACCAAAAGGTACCTCATACTGTAAAAATGTATAAGTTGCACCATGGTGACCTTTACCCATTGCTAATATCCCAAGAAACATCTTGTCATATCCAACTTCTGCCACCACACCTCTTGCATGAAGACAAGCTACATAACCAATGGATGCTGACTTATTCTTATCTAACTTGTAGTGATGAGGTTTGGAAAATGGGCTACACTCTTGACTAAATGCAATACTGGTAATTAGAATACACAATACTACGGCTATTCTCTTAATCATGCTGTAAGTATTTTATGAATGGCTGCACACTTCTCATACTCCTCTTTTTCTTGAAAGTATATAATTATGTTTTCTAAATCTGTGTTTGAAGGTCCATCATCTGTGTTATGAGCTACAGCAGTATAAGAAAACATTTTATTATCATTTGCTCTTTCCTCAATTAAATCTGAGAAACTTATTTCTTCTGTGATTATTCTAAAAGAATTATTAAATGCCTGTTCCATTAGTGCATCCTCTTCTTCTATTTTTTCTATCTCAGACATCCCTGCAAAGATATCATCATCAAAGTCATCATAGTTATCATCCATGTGTGTAGTTTATATAATCAATATACAAAATTAAATTATTATACTAAAACAGAATTACCAGAGAGATGACAATTAACATACAGGCAATACACTAAAAAAAAGAGTGAAACAAAAAATAATTTTTTTAATTTTTAATTTCTGAGTCCATAAACTATATATATTATTTAGTCCTCTGCCCCCCCGGCCCTGCAAAAGTTTTGTGTATG